TGCCCAAGTCATTAAAATGTCCGTGAGCGCTCGAAGATGACTTATTCTTCGAGCCTTCGCGGTCAGAAGTTCAGTACTTAGGGCTTTTGATAGATGAAGCGAAGAAATATCTTCACTTATACGAGTGTAGTGCACGACATCTTGACAAAGTCTGGATGTCCCGACAATATTCCCGTACGCAGAAGATCAAAATCCTCGTTGGTCTATATAAGAACGTGGTACGCTGTCTAATGACAGGTACACCCTTCCGCATAGATAATCTTGACGAATACAACAAGGAATTCAAAACATCCTTGTTGGAAATCAAAAAGATCATCAACGAGGCGTTGATCCTCTCACCATCTGTTCAGCAATCCCTAATCTCCCTATATTCCAAGTCTCGTAATTTGAATGCAGAACATCAAATAAATTTATCGGAAATAACGGCACCAAAGGGAGAACTTAATTCCCTTCGGACCGATCCAGATAGATTTAAAGCGATTCTCTACAAAATCAAATTTCCAAAATTCGATAAGTCCAAATATGAACTTAAAATGAATAATACTTTCTCTCTTAAAAGCGGTGTAAATCTTAGACCTGCTATCTTATCTATTCCTCTTGACCAGATCGCTCTGGAACATGAGGATAATAAGAATTTGAGATCATCCATTGAATGATTAGAAAGATATTTAGGAAGTAAAAACTATCCTATTTCTTTAGAATCAATCAAAGGAAATAATTTAGAGTGAATAACTCTAATTAAAAAGATGACCAAGATTAAGAGACTGTCCATTTCAAAGTTGTCACCAATTGCCGATTACTTTGGTAAAACCAGAGTAGTAGCAATTGGAGATTTCTTTTCACAAAGGGTGTTAAAACCTTTTGCTGATTACATGTTCAATCAAATATCTAAATTTGATAATGATTGTACTTATAATCAGGTTGGTGCAGCTAGAAAGATAAAGGAAAGAATTGGAAAAGGAGAAAAGTGCTGATGCTTCGATCTTTCAAGTGCTACTGACAGAATGCCAGTAGATATGACGGAGGTTGTGATAGAATACATCTTTGGAAAAGAAGTATCCTATCATATTCTCAACGTCTTAGTTAAAGAAAGATCTTTTAAAGTCACAGTGGATAATAAGACAGAATTTGTTAAATATGGAGCAGGACAGCCAATGGGATTAAATTCCTCTTGGGTATCCTTTTCCTTAACACATCATGCGATATTACGCTACTGTGAATATGTAAGCAACATATCTATTGGGACTTCCTACTACTTGCTTGGTGATGATATAATAATCTTCAATAAACAAGTAGCAGATGAATACCAACAGTTTATAAATGATGTTGGTGTAAGTATTTCAAAAGAGAAATCTTACACTCCGGAGAGTTATGATACCTCACTTATATGTGGTGAATTTGCTAAACGCTTATTCATACAG